GCTTTACTTAAATTATCACTTAATTTAGGTGGAGTTTCGAATAGACCTCCAACAGTATTAGTTCCTAAAGGTCTAACATTTACTACACAGATCGACGGAATAACTTACACATTCAGAACCCTTGATGCATTCACAGCAAAAGATAATGGCAGTGGATTATATAGCATCGTACAAAATGATGGCTCTGATGATATTCCAGTTTTTGAAGGTGTAGAAAAAGTTAAAACATTCTTGGTTGGAGAAAAAACTGAGAGACAAATTTATGTTATTCCTGATGAGAAGATGGATAAATCTACTGCAGTTATGCAAGTGTTTGATACTGCAAGTTCTTCTAATTTTGAAAACTATTCTCCAGTAAAAGACGCTGTTCGTATTACACCAGATTCTTTATTATTTACTATACGTGAAGCACCAAACGGATTTTACGAAGTTAACTTTGGCGATGGTATTTCTTTTGGTAAATCTCCAGAACCTGGTAATAAAATTGTTATTACCTATTTGCAAGTAAATGGACCAGATGCTAACGAAGGCACTATATTTACATCTACGAATAATGTAACTATTAATGGCCAATCTTATCCAGTATCTGTAGTTACTTCTGCAGCTTCTACTGGTGGAGAGATTAAACAATCGATTGATTCGATTAAAAACCTGGCTCCTTACGCATATGCAACTCAACAAAGACTCGTGACATCGCTCGATTATAAAGCAACGATACAAAGTAATTATACAGTTATTGATGATGTTACTGTTTGGTCAGGCGATGAAAATGTACCAGTTGATTATGGTAGAGCTTACGTCTCTATTCTATATAAAGCTAATACTGCGCAATCTACAAAAACAGAGACAGAAGCAAGTATCGTAAACAATTTTACAAAAAATCTTTCTGTTATGTCAATTGAAACAAAGTTTGTAGAACCGGTTATTATATTCCTTGAATTAAACACTGTATTTAATTTTGATCCTGCATTAACAGGAAATACACTTTCATCTGTAGAAACAGATGTCTTTACATTTAAACAAAATTTCTTTGTAAATAACTTAGGAAAATTTGAATCTGTATTTAGAAGATCAAATCTTTTAACAGAAATAGATGCATTGAGTCCTGCAGTACTATCATCTCGTACAGAAATAAAATGTCAGCTAAGATTTACACCATCTGTTGGGGTTGCAACCTCTCACGAATTAGCATTCCCTATGCGTATTGCCGATCCTGATGATGTCAATCATACAGTCATATCAGATACATTTCAATTCCGTGGAGTTGTAGCTCAATTACGTAATAAACTTTCTTCACAAAAATTGCAGGTTTATGATCTCGCTGGTAACGTATTGCAAGATAACGTAGGTGAATATAGTGCACCACTTGGTACAGTTAGCATTTCAGGTATCAATCCAGAAGCATTAATATTAGGTACAACATATTTAAGATTATCAGTAACTCCTGAAAATCAAAGCTTTGTTAAACCACTTAGAAATTATGTGCTAAAGCTAGATCCTACAAATTCATCTACTTCAGCATTTATCGATAGACAGACAACAACATTGGAAGTCGATAACTAATGGCTAAAGAAGAAACCCTCAAACATTTTGACAGAATCGATATCAATTTTCGAAGAAGTCTAGTTGAAGAAATTTTACCTGAATATTTTAGGGAAGATTATCCTAGTCTTGTAAAGTTTCTTGAGGGATATTACGAATTCCAAGATTCAGATACTAATTTTGATGGAATAATTCATGAGCTTAATAGTATAAGAGAAACTGAAGATGCCAGTCTAGAACGCTTAGATCAGTTATTTGAAACTCTTGCTCTCGGTGTATCGGGCGGTAATTTTACATTTCCACGAGAAGCTATTAGAAATTTTGGTAATTTCTTTAGAGTAAAAGGTTCTTTGTTTTCAGGAGAAGGATTTTTTAGAGGATTCTTTGATGAAGAAGTTGAAATCATATATCCTAAAAAATCTTTGTTTAATGTAGGAGAATCAGAACTTGGTGCTGAATATGGTAAGTATATTCAAGACGGCGGCAAATTTCAAATATTTTCTATTTTAGTTAAATCACCATTATCAATTGGAATATGGGAACAATTATGGCGTAGATTTGTTCACCCTACTGGATTTTATCTAGCGAATGAGGTGGCAATCGAAGGTACTGATATTATCAATATTATTACCGATGAATCGGTACCTGATCCATTTAAGAACATTAAATTTGTCATAGATAGCGCAGATGCTATTAGTACTATTAATCCACCACAAGCACAAGGTGATATATCACATCTAAATAATTATACTGCACACGGTGCTAGATCTAATTTTGGTGCAAAATTTCATATCAATGATCCACAGTTTAGAACTAGCCCTTATCGATTAACTGGTTATTGGGCTGATTCAGATTTGGCTACACCAGTTGGTGGTAAAGAATATGCATCGATTAATGATGTAATGTTGTTGTATAAAGACCTTAAAGAATGGGCTGATTATGGAATTACATTTGACAATTTAGATTCTAATGGTGTTGGAATTCGATTTGATAACGCGTTCGAAACATTCGATATGAGAGAATACAAGACATTTGCTGCTGATTATGTAAGTCCTCAGAATTATGTCGCAATTGGCTATTTAACATCAAATAAGCCGTATTAACATATATAAATAAGATTAATATTATTGCAGGATAGAAAATGGCAAGACAAAACATATTTACTGGAACAGTAGGTAACGACGGTACTGGAGATGATCTACGTACTGGCGCTACTAAAATTAATGCCAACTTTACTGAACTATATTCTAATATTACCGCTCTTTCACTACAACTTAATTTGCAAAGTGTAAATAGTAACGGTATTGGATTTGGTTTTGACGGCATTCTTTTTGACGGTGCTACAAAAGATTCGATGACAACTGTCACTCGATTGATTCCTGCAGATCCTACACAAATCAATAATATTACATTACAAGATAGCACAGGCACATTAGCTTTTGTAACAGATATTAAAAGAGAAGCTAATCGCGATTATATTTTAGGAATTCGTGGAGGCACTACAAAGTTACTTGACTCAGCTTCTGCAATTGATGCATTATTTGGTGCAGGCTTCTTAGATTCTGCTCGAGCAAATAGACTCAGCCTTGACTCTACTGATGTTACAGCATACATCGATTCGGCCTACGTACGATTTAGACAAAAAACTGGTTTAGATTCAGATGCAGCACTTGGTATGGGATTACAAACTGCAACTGCAGTCGATTCGTCTATCGATTCGGCATTAAGAAAATTTGATATTCAAGGAAATCTTAAAGTCGATTCTGCAATTAGTGATTTGCAAGCCGCATTACTTGGTTCAGTGACTGATGATATTCCTGAAGATTCTGCTAATGCAAACGGTGGTTCTGGTGCAGGTAACTTATACTTTACAACAACAAGAGCCAATACAGCAATTGACAACCGTGTAACAACGGCGTTTGTTGATGCTTTAAATGTAGATGCTGAAACTCTTGGTGGTCAAACTCTAGCTAATCTGCAATCAACATTTACAGATGCTACTGAAGTACAAACCCAAATTGATAGTAATTTTGATCATGTAAATCGTGATTTTGTACCACACGTCGATGAGACTTATGATCTTGGTACAGCTACTAAAAAATGGAAAGACTTGCACCTTAGCGGCACTACTATCTTCCTTGGTGGCGGTGAGGTTAAGTTCGAGAATAGCGAGTTTAGATTTGGAGGTGGCACGCTAGGTGTTGATGATGCCCTTGTCCTTGATCCAACACAAAGGCTCTTCTTCGATTCTGCGTCTGGTGCACCAAATATTACTAAGTCAGATACTGTACAACCAAACGGTTTGGTGATTAGCGCTAATGCTCTTTCATTGCGAACAACTGATGATGTAAGTGCAGATTGGTTTGTAAGAACAAATACACCAGCAGGTGGTACAATGTCTCGCTTCGGTGAAGGTGGTTTGGTTATGCTACCACATAACACTGATGCCGAGAGAACGCAATATCATACGAACGCATTCTATAATACAACATACCGTAAAGGTGCAATGCACTATAATACGGATCAAAACCAATTTGAATTTGCAGACTCAGATGGTTGGTATGCAATCGATCGAGCTGCAGTAGCTAGTGCAGCAACAAATGCGCAGTATTTACAATTTGGTTATAACTCCACAATTAGTGGTGCATCTAGTGCAATTGATTTGTTAGGTGCTAATGGATCTTCTATGCTTAGTGGAGTTGTTATGCCAG